GTTGGTAATTGCGACATTAATTGCGCAGAGGCCAGCGTAACCGCTTCAGGTAACGCTAATGTAACAGCCGGAGGTAACATAGTTATGGCCGGTTCTCAAATTCAACTAAATGGTACAGCTTCAGGAGTTACAACGGAGAACTCTCATTTAGGAGTCATTGACTTAATTACTGGAGTTCCAGTAACAGCAAGTACTACAGTTAAAGCAGATGTATAAGAGGACTTATGGCTTTGTCAGTATCAGGATATAATTCACTATTATTAACTAAACTACAAAGTCAAAGTTTTAACGGACACTTCTTTAACGGCGCTAGACTACCAGAATTTACTTTGGCTGTAGCTACTGGAGTAGTTAATACTGCTCTTACAGTAACTGGACAAGTAACTTCGCCATCCAATATTGGTATGAGTTCTGGAGTAGGTATTACAGTTAGCGACGCAGCTATAGCGGCTCAGATAAGATCGGAATGTATCGCCGCCTTCGGACAAGAAGGGCCAGTACTACAACAATTCTGCCAAGCTATAGGCGAGGCTACGGCGGAACATTTCGCCAATGCTACCCTTTCTTCCGACACAAACGGCCCGGCCACCTTCGCTCTTTTTGCTACTGTTAATAATGCTATGGCTAGTGCTATCCAAAGTGCGGCCAGTTTTAATGGTACTTTTTGGCCAGCTTTTTGTACAGCTATAGCTAATGGAATATGCGACAATTCAGCAAATGGAACAGGAACTTTGTCTGGTGCAAGCGGAGACGGAGTGGGACCTGGAATAGTGATTATAAGCTAATTAATAATTGAGGAGCAACAATGTCTAAAATTAGTTCTGCTAAAGAAGCCTTAGAGATTAGGTTAGGAGCAGATGCAGCGTTTCCCATACAAGGAAACTTCAAACCTATAAAAGGTATTGATTTATTGCTACAAGATATACAAAGACTATTATTGACTATTCCCGGCGAACGGCCAAACAGACCTCAGTTCGGATGTACTCTGAGAAACCAGATTTGGGAAAACTTAGATACGGCGGCACACAACGGAAAAGCTTCTATTAGAGAAGCCCTAGAAAGGTTTGAACCTAGAATTAACCTTACAGGTATTTCTAGCAGCGTGAATCAGAATACTGGACTTATTACTTTTAATATTCAGTTTTTAATTATTCAAGACGACACTCCCGTTAACCTAATTTTTCCTTTTAGAGCTGGAACCAGCTTGTCATTTTCGTAGAGGTAGTTTGTGTTTATTTATAAAATTACTAACCATATAAATAGTAAAGTTTATATAGGCCAGACTTCTAGAAAAATTGAAGAGCGTTGGCGAAACCACTGTAGAAAAAATCACACAACTACAGCTATTAACTCTGCTATAAAAAAATACGGAAAGGAAAATTTCACTATAGAAATTTTGTTTTGTGTTTTACAGTCAGAACATCTAGATACCGCAGAAAGATTTTTTATAAAATATTACAACTGTTTAGCGCCTAACGGTTATAATTTAGACTCAGGCGGAAATTGTTTAAAGAGGCTATCTTTAGAAACTAGAAAAAAATTATCTGAGGCTAAACTAGGTAAAAAATATGGCCCAAGGCATTCTGAGACGGGAGATAATATAGCCCTAGGCCGTTGCGGAAAATATTTTTGCGTTTTTGAAAAAAACTCTGGTTTGTTTGTTGGTAAGTGGGTAAATAAATGCAAATGTGCTCGGGAGTTAAATTTAAACTCTTCGCACATAGGGGCATGTTTAAAACTTAAAAGAAAAAGTCATAAAGGCTACATTTTTAAATATTTAGAGGAGACGCACAATGTCCATAACTCGTAACTTGGATGTAGACTATGTACAGAAAGATTTTAATTCTGCTGTAGACGCTCTTATATCTTTTGCTAATGTAAATTATGGTCCAGGAACGACTGCTAATAGATTATGGACTAATTTTAATAGTTCTAGTTACAGCCGCACCTGGTTAGAATTGTGCGCTTATATAGCCGACGCCTTATTTTTCTACCTAGACAACCAAGCAACGCAAAGTTATTTACAAACAGCAACAGTTCGTAGTGCAATTAGAAATATCGCTAAACAATTTGGTTTTACCCCAGCTTCTGCTACTAGCGCCTCTGGAGTAGTACAGTTTACTACCAACGCTGGCGGAGTTATTCCTAGAGGAACAAGACTTCAATCTAGCACCGGAGTTAATTTTTATTTAACTAACGATGTAGTAGCGCCAGTAGCAGGCACATATAATGGCACAGTTATTCAAGGAGAATTAGTCTCTGAAACTTTCGTAAGCACGGGGTTACAAAACGAGGAATTTACTCTCCGAGGCCCAAATGTAATTACAGACCTTACAAATTTAAATCCACTAGATATTACACCTAGACTAACGGTAAATGGTAATAGCTACTCTTTGGTGGATAGTTTTATTCGCCATAACGGAGAAGATACTCCAGCAGTAAAAGATTCTTTGGGTAACATTATTGGCGGAGGTGGTAGAGTATTTACTCTGGACGAACGCCCTAACGGAAAACCTTTTATTGAATTTGGCGACGGAGTATTCGGAAGGAAGTTAGCTTCTGGAGAAACTGTAGCGATAAATTACAGAACTGGCGGAGGATCTTCAGGCAACATTTCTGCTCAAAGTTTAAATACAATATTAGACTCTAATGTCATCGTCACATCGGTGACTAACCCCGCAGATTTCAGCGGCGGAGCCGACGAGCAGTCTATTGAGCAGTTAAGACAGCTTATTCCAGCTAGTTTGAGAACTTTGGATAGAGCAGTTACAGGACCTGACCACTCAGACATTCTAGTGTCTAATTTTAGTGAAGTTTTCGCAGCTTCAACAGAATTGAATACTACTGACCCAGGCGTAGACATTAATATCTATGTAGTACCGCAAGGTTTAGGAATTCAAAAGATCTCAGACAACATTATTTTGAGAAACCGACTGGCTAGTTTTCTTGATAGAAGAAAAATGGTTACAGTACAATTCCAAATTCTAGACGCATTTGGAGTAGAGGCTCTAGTATCCTTTGAAGTGTTTATTAGTGACACAACTAGTAAAAATACAGTTAGACAAGCTATTGTCGCAGCTCTTACCCAGTTCTTTAATTTAAGTTCTGGCGGGCCTCAAGGAGCCGGAATAGGATTTGCTGAACCTATATTACTTAAGGATGTAGGCAATCTTATTGAGAATATTGACGGTGTAGAAAGATTTGAAATAAAAAGATTGACTTACTCTCCACGGGTACAGAAAAACACGGTAGGTTTAATTACTGACTACAATACTAGCAAAGTTACTGTGTTTCCTAATGTGCAAGAACGAGAATGGTTATTTGCTGCGTCCGGAGAAGAAATAGAGCTAGCTGGCGGAATTTTATTTAATAACGACTTAGCTATTGGATTTAGTTATGATTCCGTTACAGGGGAAGTTTCTTATAATTTTCCAGTAGACCTATTTGGCGTAGCTCCTGGTGATGAGTTTAGAGACGGAGCAGCTAATACTTTTACTATTTTAGCTGTAGACGCTAAGAATAGCGTAGTAACTATTCCTGAAGGCCAGACAGTAAATACTACTCCTGGAGCAGGCGCAGGCGGATCTATTAGAAATGGAGCCACTACTTATCAAGGATTTAGAGCTTGGCAAAAAATCCTAGGTAACGCTACTAACTTAGCGGCAGATAGTATTACAGATAACAATCTAGCTATTACTGTAGAGCAAGGCGTAGCAGATCAATTATCAGCTAGAATACTGCTCGATAATAATAAGGTATTCAAACCTTCTGAGTACTCTACTGGAGATTTCTATCTAGTAGATTTTGCCAGCAATGTTTGGGAAATAGTTGCTAATGATAGTAACACTATCACAACCTCTATTACCGCCGTAAACGACGCCTCTATTACCAGCGTAGCGGCTGGAGAATATAAGATAGTCAAACGGTTATCTGGCACGCAGTTGATTTTTAATAATAGTATTTTTACTATTCAATACAACAGCGATAAAACTTTGTTTTCTGTAGGCGCACAATTTAATCAAATTGGTACTATCGGCGATAAGTTTGAAGTTGCAATCCTTCAAAACTCTGACGCCCGTTTAGGAGTAGCTGCCGATTTAATTAGCTACAGCGCAGGGACGGGTAAGGTTAGACTTAACGGTTCTCCAGATCTGCAGGGAATCAGTAGTGACGATGTGTTAATAGACAACACAGGACAGATATTTAAAATTGTTGGCGTAGATAACATACCTAAACCAGCAGTAGAGTATCCACAAACTAATTACGATGACGCAGTAGTACTTCAAGGAGCTGGATTAGGTTCTCAAGTAGCTCAAAAATTTCAAGTATCAGAAACTGACACCTACGCAGTAGTAAGTGCTTTTTTACGTAGAGACGGAAATATTCTCGGTAATTTAACGGCTAGAATTGTAGAAGATGATGGTACGGGGTTACCCGACTTGTCTACTCCCGTGGCTGTATCAGAAATTATAAATGTAGTAAATGTAGGAACTGGAAGCTTTCAAAAAGTATTTTTTGGTTTCGTGGTCCCTCCAGTACTTAGTGCCGGAACAGATTACCATTTAGTAATTTCTGCTGATGTAGCTTATGCAAATTCAGAGCAGAGTGACGTAGTAGTGTTTGATAATACAGGATTGGAAAGTTTTGCATACTCACCAATTACTGGAGTCGTACAATACGCAGGCCCTGTAAATTTAGCTTTAGCTCAGCCAGGCAATTTTTGGTCGGACAGTTCTGGAAATTTATATCCTATTACTGCAGTAAACGACGCTGACGATACGGTTACAATTCCAGTAGGATTAACTGTAGACGATTCCGCCCCTACACTTGCCAGTCACGGATCAGTTATTGCTAATGATAGAATATTGGTAGGATTAGACACCTCCTCACCAACTTATGCAGACGGCGAGTTTGCGGTATTTGACGGAGCTACGCAATGGAGCAACTCTACCCTAGGTCCTAGTGATTTTACTAATAATCCCTACCCTACCTTTCAGGGCAATACATTCACTAATGCAGATATGATATTTTCTGTAGAAGGTACTAAAACTATTACGGTTGAAAGTACGCTTACTCCTCAGTTAGGACCTAACGCTACTATCAGTAGACGGTACTACGACGATGAACAGCAAATATCTTTAGTTGTGGGAATTTCATCTGGACTAATTACTCTAGCTTCTGATGTAAATGCTATAGGTATTGGTACGGTAGCAAGCGTTCCAAATAGAAAAGTAGATAACTTTGTATTTAGAACCTCTAGATTTACCGACGACATCGTAAACTTACGGTTGAATGAAATACCTCAACTAAGACCAGAAGATATAGAAATAACTATTTTCGGAGGCATTGACTAATGGCTTTAGCGAGAAACTTTAAAGCTCAAACTGGTACCCAGAATACTGTAAGGTTAAACTGGGACCAACCTCTAAATTTTAACAACTCTACTGACGAGTTGATTGTCACCAAGACTATCACTCATTTTCCTGTAGAACTGTTCAACCCTGATTTTCCGAACAGAGCTACAGACCCTAGACCAGTTGAAATTTTTAGAGGCCAAACAGTAGTAGGCTCAGATCCTGGAACTATTTCAGTTTTTGGAAATGTGCTTACCGATACGGCGGCTAGTTTCTCGACTAACCCAAGCCTAAAAGGTAGATTACTTAGAGATTCAAATTCTAAAGTTCATAGGGTAGTAGGTAACACTGCTACCACGATTACTCTGGACGGACCTCCTGCACTAGGAGTTTATGTAGTACTGCCCGACTTTTCTGAAAGTACTAGAGTACAAGAAAACTACGAATTCGATGTTAGAACTACTGCTTCTGCAGGGTTAGTGTCTAACCTTGTTATTTCAGTTAATGGTTCTCTACAGTTAAAAAACTTCGTGCCGGGAGAATTAGCTAACCTAGTCTTCATGGACGCAGGAGGAACTAAGTACATAATTAAGTCTAACGA